GGATAAGTGGAGTACTGATGGCGTTGCTGGTAATCACGGTAGTGCCATTGGTTCCAATGTTATGTGCATTTATAGCAGGTATATTTATTAATAGGTCAATATCCAATAAGGAGTAATATATATGTTGAATACAACAGAGCAGATTATAAATGATGTAAAGAACAGTAATCGTTTAAAGAAGATCAAACAAGATGGTGAACAAGGGATGGCAAAGATGAAGGAGAATGCAGGAAAAGTGAGTAAAAATGCAGGATCTATCGTAGTTGGCATCCTGTTGAACATCTTGAAGTTGGTATTATTTGCACCAGTTATGATATTTGTAGAACCTATTTGGAGTACCATCAAAGGAACCAAACCAACAAAACGGAGGTTCTTGAATGGGAAATAAATCAGAAGTTGTATTAAAGAAGTTGAAACGGTTGGAGAATGAGCATGAGTATCACAGAGCAAGGTTTTTAGCATTAGATAAGGCACATCCCAATCAGAGGAATTTCCCGGAGTTGAACATGAAGTTGAGCAACACTCCGTCACTGAACAAAGGATGGTTCAGGAAGGAAATGGTAAGTAGGGAGAAGCAAATTCTGAAACTAATCAGAAGTAGCTGATACGAGTAGTGTTAGAAGTCACTTAATGCATGTCGCACGTAAATAAGTCGGCAATAGGTCATTAAGTGGCTTCAGATGCTCACTATTGAGCTTTATAAGAAATATGAAAGGAAAGTATGGAAAGATTATGTGGTAGCTGTCATGCCATTGATTTAAATGGTGTGAGAACTCACGAAATGAGCTGTAAGGACTTTGAAGAAGGTACAAGCATTAAGAGGGATTCACTATTTGAACAAAGTGTTAATGATTTAGATGCAATTGATTATGCACGTTTTCACCGAAAATCTGCTAATTTACAAAGTGATAAGAGTGTTGACATAAGATTTGAGTGTGAAACATGCAAAAAAAAGTATAAAGCAAATTACATAGCAGAATGGGACACATTCAGAGGTAAAAGAACAGCATTATGTTTAAAATGCTATGGGATTTATGAAGCAGGTGATCCACTCAATGGGATTTAAATTTCATCATATGAAGGTATAGGATGGGTCGAGAGTGAAAACCGACCATTCGGATGCTTAGAGTAGGCTATCCTACTATCTCTCCTATACCTTCTCATAACGAGTGACCAATCAACATGGGATGGCTTGAGGGAGTAACTATCGGATGGTACGCACAATCTGGACTTGAAGCCGGAGAAATGTATCCTGCCGTTAAGTGCAAGTGAAACATCTATACGCTGTTGTATAAAGTCTAACTTCATAGGACTTATACAATGGTAGGCACCTCTGGAGAAACGAGTAAAGTAGTCATGTTGTAGGAAGACGTTCCGTGGTCACTCACCATCCTAACATGAGTTTAATATGAGAAGAGTAGTAGCGGAGCTTCATGAATGGTTCTTAGACAAGTGTCTTGAAGACATGGAGATGAATGGTGGAATGCTAGAAAGTGATTATGACTCTATAGAATATCCTAAATGGAACATGGATATGGACTCTGACAATGTGACTGAAGACTACAGGGTACTACACACAAAGTGGTCAGAGTTAAGGAGGAAACTAGAGGGATAGTCCAACAAGGGGAATCATGAAAGTGGTTCCCTTTAAGGATCTTTTTTATGTAGAGGAAGCGTGGACCATACACCCCAGTAGATTTATTTTAGTAACTTTCAATTTGTAATACAAACTTAGCCACAAACTACAAAAGGTCATATACATATAAGTAGATATGTAGTTAATAACCAGATCTTTAGTAAGATTATATAATAATATATATATAAGGGAGAACGAATGGAGTTATACCCGAAGCAGTACAAAGATTTGTGTGATCATGAGAATGATGCCTATGCAGGTACAATCTACAATGGAGATCAACTGGTAGACATCTATTTCCTGTATGGCAAATACGACAGGAGTGATATAGGAGTCTGCATACGAGAAGGAGACAATGACCCTAGTGAATATGGATCAGGATCATTGGATCAGTACATATGCCAAATAAACTATGGTAATGAAGGAATACCACTGGATGCAGAAGCTATGTATAAGGGCATAGTGAAGTTGAAACATATCCGAATTAGAGAACAGTTCAGGTTGAATGTACTTGCATTGTTCTTTAAATGGGCCACAGAGAGAAGTTTAGTGATAGAACCGAAGCTCATCCACAGGGAGAGCACTTTCAGTAAATCTTTAGAGTTATATGAATATGAATATAAGAAAAGGAATGAGGATAGAAGCACAACCACAAATAGAGATATGGTGGCCTGATGGTAAGGGAAACACCAAAAAGATTGAAGTGGACCATACACCTGCTGACAAAGGAGATGATGAGATTGAGATTGACATAACAGAAGATGAGCCAAAAGAAGATGAAAAACCCAATTAAGTGTGATCATTGTGGGAAACCTATTGAAATACGTACTGGGAAGTATCATCTCAAGCATCACGTACTATGCAGTCAACAATGCATGGACTCGTTTAACCGATACTATGAAGAGAGATACGATGCCTTTAGATCCAAATGATGGAGATGCAGTGGAAAATACAGAATCCACTCGTGAGATACTATCAGCCAAGGTGCTGGACATGATGAATGATGGAGACATCAGAGAAATCGCAGGAGAGTACCTTGAAAAACTTTATGAATCTGATGAAGAAGAATTTCAACATGACTGGAAAGAACACATCACCGATGCAAGAACAGATGTCTGATAGGGATTATGCAATGGAAGAAGCAGAAGATTACTTTCATGACGAGTATGATCCAACAGAAGAAGCTTATGGTCAGTATGAATATCATGTGGGTATGTTAGAGAAACACCCTATTAGATATCGTATAGAGTTATTCATACAAGACGTACAGTACCAATGGAACTGTTCATCATGGCGTAGATGGGCATATAGGTCTATTCCGTGGCTTAAAAACAGGAAATACAAAGAAGAACTACCATTCTAGGACAAATATGAAAGTGGAAGCAAATAAGTTTATCATTGAAGACCTTGATCGACAGGATCTGAGGGGAATAGCAGAAGCATGTAATTTCTACAATGCATTTTCTGAGAAGATTTTAGGTATAAGTGGATGTATGTGGATTGGATCATGGCAATTCCTGAGTGCCGGGAAACTGGATGATGATGTATGGGCTGAATTCACACAAAAAGTGGAAGAAGCTAAAGAAAAATATGATTGGACTAAATTTAAAACAGAGTGTCTGATCGAAGAACCACAATGGGAATCCCAAAAAGAAACTAAAAATGACTGAAGAACATAATGTGGTGGAAGCACCAGAGAGACAGGAAACCGATGCTGAGAAGATCGAAAGAATGATGGTACGTGAACATGAACTCGATGAACAAGTACAGAATCAGGCAAATAGGATTGAGACATTGACTGGAAAACTAGAAGAGCAGGGAAAGTCATTCAGAATACTGGCAGATGGAATACGTCCCTATTTGGATATTCCAGAGAATGATGATTATGATTTGGAATGTAAGATTGAAGGTGTTATAGACAGTAAATTTGATGACTCGTTCACAGATAAATTCAGTGACCACATCAATGATGTTACTGTAGAGATAGATAGTGTTGATGCAACATTAACTTATTAATATAAACAAGGGTTAATTCTATTAGGACAAAAGCGTGGGCGAAAGCCGTAAAGAGCAAGTTACTCTACCTCTAATGGGATTAACCCTATTCTTATAAGGATATATATGATTAATGGAATGGACATTGGTCAGTTACAAGACCACTTGAAAGAACAGGACAGTCTGAAGATCGACTACATACAAGACGGTAATCAGATGGAGTTTCAAACATATGTTCAAGAAGAATGGAGTGAAGGTCTTCAGAAACATACAATAACCAATCATGGAGAAATGAGACTCTATGGTGATGATTATGAGGAAACAGTAAGAACAACACCTCATGCAAACATGCAGATTGGTAACAGGTTTGGCATTCCTAACAGTTATTTCAATAGGATGCTTGACACAGAACCTGATCTCTTAAAGGCCAATGTGAACTGGTGGATGCGTAAGGCAATGCCTGAGAAGAAACATATGGTTCGGACACTTGGAGGTCGTGCAAGAGCATTTGTTTCTAACAGGTTCAACAATCAGTTGGATAACTATGATGTCGTTCAAACATTGTTACCTCCTTTAGAGAAACTTGATGTTACGTTTAAAGACTCCTATGTTACTGATAATAGGATGTATTTAAGAGGCATGATCCCCGGAATGGAACGAGAAATACAAACTCGTAAAAAAGTTGGAGAAGTAGTCAGAATGGGATTCTGTTTTTCCAACAGTGAAATAGGATTAGGTCAATTGGTACTGGAACCTGAGATCATCACATTAGCTTGTCTCAATGGGATGACTATCAATCAGTTGGCTCATAAGAGGAAACATATTGGTATGAGTTACAGTCTTAATAATGAAATCATATATAAAGATTCAACCAAAGCATTAGCAAATCAGGCATGGTTATCTTCAGTGAAGGATGAGATTGAGCATATTTTCAAAGAAGATTCATTTGATAAGATTGTAGAACAAATGCAGAACTCAGCAGACAGCAAAGAGATTAAAGACCTTGAGAAGACAAGAGACAATGTAGTCAAGGACTTTGCAATGAGTGAAGCAGAAGGTAAAAAGATCTTGGAAGAATTATTCAATTCAGGAGATAGATCACAATGGGGTATGGCAAGTGCCATCACTGCAAGTGCTCATAATGCACCTCATGCAGATCGTAAAATGGACTTGAATAAAATAGGTTGGGATGTCGTTAACATGGAACCACGGAAGTGGGAAGAGTTAGCGATAGCGGCATAGTTTATCGGCCTATGTCGTGACACATGGATGTGTCTTTTAAGGGGCTGAAAGGCAACTTTTGGTCCCTTTTCTTGCCTTTTAGGAAAAACATGGATGATAGAGAGCTAGTACTTCGCTATTGTGCAATGAGAGATGCACAAAAGCATATGGAATCAGAAGAAAAGGAATATATGGAAGTACCTTGTGAAGTATGTGGAGAAGGAATCGAAGTTAATAGAACTACATATCAATTCCAATCAGAAGTATATAAAGATGATTTATATTTCTGTGATAATTGTTCTCAGGTTAGAGGAATATGAATAAACCTAGATTTAGGTTGTTGACAATTACAACAGATCTTGCTAATCTATTAATAGAAGAAGCTATGAACGATTTAAAGAAATCTGAAAATGACAGACTTAACGGACAAGGTGAAACTACTAAGACTCAACTTGAGCAATATAGCAAAAAAGGCAGGAGTGAGCAGACAGTTAGTCTCCATGGTAGTGAATGGAAAACGCCAAAACTCGCTTATCAAGACGCTCCTGCGTTTAGAGGTAGAAAGGCACATGAACTTGTTGAGGAACATGGAGGAGAATACTACCCCGGAGAAACCACCCCAATAACACTCGCATTAGATTTAAAACTGGCATCTCAGGCTAGATTCCATGTCAATGGATTATTCAAAAGCAAAATAAAAGAAGAACAATTCAGAGGTAAAGGTAATCTAACAATTGTTTTTCTATTAGAGAGTGGAACAGAAGTAACAGCATATTACAGAGAGAGAAGAACCCAGAAGAAGTATCCGACACGTGTATGGATACTTAAATGGGGATCTCAAATGACAGGAATAGATGTATCACCTGTTATTATACCTGTAAGGGTCGAAAAGGGAGGAGCAGACGTTATTGTAGACTATTACTCAGTCAATGACTTGATCAAGAAAGGAATAGTACAAACAGGAGACGTCTGGAAAACCAATGATAAATTAGCATTAAGGAAATATAATTTAAACATATGACATTTAATTTCAATGAATGGTCAGAGAAATGGAAAGAACAACCACAATTCAACCCGGAGGACAAAGAGTCACGGAAATGCGGATTCGGTGCTACCGATGTCGTAGCCTTAATGGGCTACCAAAAAAACAGAACTCCCAACATGGTATTAGACGAAAAAAGAGGGATTCGGGAACCAGACGATTTGAGCGAGAATTGGCACGTGAAATGGGGGATTTATGATGAAGCAACCATTAAGAGAATTGCACGTGTAGAGTGGGATTGGGACATACGTGACACATACCAGACGTATTGGAAAGGTTTCATTTATGCTCACCTAGATGGACTCATAAATATTTCAGAAACTTCTTATGGGTTAGAAGTTAAAAGTCGTGAGTCTTTCATGAAACATCAATATGGAGAAGAAAAAACAGATCAGATATTGAAGTCTGAAATGATTCAAATCCAAACCATGTTGATGATCACAGGACTTCCAGCATTCAAACTATTGGTACGTTGTGGAAAAGAACCATTGAAGGTTTTCTACATAGAACCAGAATTTCAGATACAAAAAGCAATTACTGAAAAGGTTGGAGATGCAGTCAAATGTCTGATGAATGGAGGTTATCTTGATGTAGTAGAGAGTAAAGACACTGATTATATATATAAAGAAGGAGGTAAAGATAAAGAATATATAGAACTATCTGATGAAATAGAATACGAACTGGAACACTGGAAAATTGCAAATCAGGATTTGAAGGAATTACAGGACGAAGTAGATCTATGGAAAACAAAAATAAAGAAACGGATCGGAGATAAATATGGAATCAAGGATTCAGAAGGAAATACCAGAGTTGTCTGGGCAAAACGTAAAAAGGGAAGAGCAATTATTCCCTATTTCAACACTCCATCAGGAAGTACAAATGAGTAACTCAGAACGAGCAATTATTCCATTTGCACAAGGATCATCACAACCAATCCTTGTTGATACAGATTTGGAACTAAAGAAATTAGAATTGTCAGCACACCGTATGGATTATCATATGAAGCTGGCTACTGCGGTTATGCAATCAGGACTTGCACCAAAGCATTTCCAGAATCCACAGGCCGCATTTGTTGCAATTGAGTATGGAGTTGCAACGTTAGGCATGGAACCTATGTCTGCGTTGTGGAACATTTCAGTAATTCAAG